GAGATTGAAGAATCCTCTCAGCCACAAAATTGTAGTTGAGGTGGAACGATTAATTTTCTAGCCTGAACATTAATCTTGATTCCTCTTTCGTCTTTAAATTGAGAAATATCAATTAAAGCATTTTCCAATGAAGTTTCATTCAAGTCTGCTGCAGTTGTAGGTTCATTTGCCTGATCACCACCAGTTAATGTTGGGTGATTAGTTGCAAATAGCTCTTTACCGTCGCCTCCTGGGAAGCTTGAGTTAAAGCCATTATTAAGAACGTTTGCTGCTTTTACCTGTTTGGTGTTAGCCATTGAACGTGCTAAAGCTCTAGTATATCTAGAAGATAGGCTATCGTAGAGGTTATCTTCGATTGCTTCTTCTGTCAATGAGAAAGCTAAAGCGACAGTTTCATGGGTGTAACGAGATGTGAAAGTTTCTTGAGCTGTGTCATAACTAACTGAAGCACCTTCTCCTTTTACTGGAGCTTGTGCAAAACCAGCCAACATTACTTCCTCTTCGAAAGCTCTGTCAGAATTTTCAGTGTCAAAAATTTCAGCATGCTCGTTTTCGTAACGATCGTACTCTAGACCAAAAAGTGCATTTAGTCCTGGTTCGAGTTCTTTTACTAATTGAGCTCTATTAATTGCCATCTATATCACCTTTTAGTTATTGCCGAACTCAGAAGTTGGGAAAATTACATACAGTCTAGCGTATTGACCAATTGAGTTATCAGGTCTGTCAACAAACCCAACAACTTTGGCTATGCCACTAGTTGTAGTTGTAGTTACCCCTTCTTTTGAACGGAGATTGTTAGCATCACCTGCAGTTGTAGAAATCGTGAATGTTCCACCAACACTGGCTTGAGTAGGAGTCCCAGTAGACTGAGCCTCATACGCAATGTCAGGGTCGCTGTATACATACGCTTTCGCATCTGCAGAACCTAAAGTAGCAGTCGTGCTTGACCATTTTCTGGACCAAAACAGGGAGTTGCCCGTCTGTTGCTGTGTATTGTACACCGTAGAACACACCTAGAGGTGCATCAGTAGCACCACCTTGAAGAACGTAACCACTAGAAAGTTTTACTACATCACCTGAAAAAATATCGCCTGTAGCTCCACTCTGGATTGCGAACTCTGATGGTCTAATTGTGCCCCCACTTATGTGGTACGCTGGTGTAAATCCATTTGGATCATTTACATTAGCCATTATTAACTCCTATGTTAATATTAAGTTATAAATTAGTTCTAAAGATTATCCTTTAGAACCACCGCTTCCAAAAGTAACCTTAGTTGACCTAGACGGATTGTCTATGGGCATAATAGGATTACTCTCTCGCATAAGATTGTTGTCCACTGCATCCATTTTGGTCGTTAGCAAGTTGAGCATAATAATGTCTTCTTTCTGCGACCGTTTCGGTAGGCATCTTTGCGAGGATTAAGCCACCAACTCCTATGACTCCAGCGTGTTTACCCTCATCGATGGAAGGTGCTTCAAAATCAGGATGGTCTTTTGCCATTACTGGCTCCCAACCTTCACGAATACGTTTAGACATATTCGCCTGATCTTGTTGACCTACCATTGACTCACGTATCCATCTGTATACATAGCCCTCTGGTGGTGTAGGTGCGTCTAATAAAGACGGTGGACTCCATGGTTTTCTACGAGCTGTTTTTTCTCGACTTTCTGCAGATCTGGAGGTTCGATCTGTGTTAGTAGTATTTTTATTTTCGTCTACCATTTTTTACTCCTTGACATGCTTAGCATATTCTTCTAGTGGCACACCTAATCTTTTTGCTATTGCTACTTGACTCGGTGTGAGTTGTACTTTTCTACGTGACCGTGTTCTTGCTGTAGTAGAACCTCTACTTGAACCAGCTACAACCTCGTTCACCATGTTCTGTTGAGTTTTTCCTAATTTATGAGGAAAAGCCTCTGCCATTCTTTTATCCACTTCTGCATAATATTCGTCAGAAGTAGGATCGTAACCTTCTTGTTCTACTAACTGCCTATGAAAAGCAAAAGCACTAGTAGTCATAGCTACATCAGAGCCGAACCATTCGTTCTTTTTAGCCCAATTTTGAGCTTTGGGATCTGGTTGTACTTGAGCCTGTTGTTGAACTTGACTTCGGGCTTGTATTTCCTTATCAACATCAACGACAGCTTCTTCTACTTCTTCAGGTTGTTTAGCTCTGACCCTATTTAGGCTTTCCTCTTCTACTGCTAATTTAGCAACATCTTTTTGAGCTTCGAGCATGGCGTCTGTATCGCCCATCTCGTATGCCTTTTTATAACGGTCTTGAGCTGCCTGAAGTTCAGAACCAACTCTGCCTTTATACTCATCATATAAGTTCTGGTCAGTTTTTTGAAAGTTTATTTTTGTCTGATTAAGTTCACCTTGAACAGACTTAGCATAATCTATTGCTGCCTGTTCTACGTCTTTCGGCTTCACGAATCTTATAAGTAAGTTTAGCGATACGTTTTTTAACGCCTTCGCTATAGTCTTCTATTTCATCAGATTCTTTTTTAGCTTCTTGTAGAGACTCTTCTTCTTGAAGTTCCTCATTTTCATCATCTTCTGACTCAGGGAGTTCAACTTTCCGTTTAACTCTTCCTGTTTCAGCTTTCTTTGTTGCAAGGCTTCATCTGCCATGGTTTGCTCCTATAGTTGCGTAACTCATATTAACCTGATACTACATCCTCTGGATCGTTTATAACTGCTAATACATCGTCATCGTTTTAATAATCGCAAGTCGCCACCCTCAATTTTGATTCGTGCTCCTGCGTACCTGCCGAATATCACCCAGTCACCTTCTTGACACCATGCACCTCCAGGATATCTATCCTTATCGGCGTATGCGTCTGGACCAAGTGCTACTACGTATCCTACATTAGTGGCTATACGTTCTTTCTCTAATGTTTCATTAGCTAAATATAAACCACCCTTAGTCTTTTGTTTTCTACTGAAAGGTAAGACTAATAACCTGTAGCCTGTTGGGGTTGGGAGTTGTTCTTTTAGACTACTGTCTTCTTGAACACTGTCTGGGGTAAATTTTAAATCCTCTTTAACTTCTGTTGGTTCTTTTTCAAAACGGTCAACAGTTTTAGGAAGAGGTTCTCCGCCTTTACCAAAAGCTTCAACTTTTTTATTCATCTTCAATATCCTTATGCAGGTCACTAATTAAAAACTCCGTAAACGACAGACCTGATATTTCGCCTACGATTTTTTGATAATCCTCAAAGTTTTGAATACTACCACTCGCTAGAGTTTGAATTAGTTGTTCTTTTCTTTCTTTTATTTGTTTCTTTAATTTATCTATCAGCATCCCCAATCCCTTCGTGCCCAGTAGTTAGCTTTAGTTCTATCACTTCCTAAACTTTCGCTCCGTGCACAATAAGATTTCTTACGCTGTTTATTTTCTTTGTGCATACCAAGTTTAGCATCACCAAAAGTGATTCGTTTAACATTGCCTGTTGATGGATCTTTAACAAAAACTTCTTTACGTTTTTCGCCATGTCCAGGACTCCCTTTAGGTATGGGTCTGGGAGTTATTTAATTTAACTTTTTTGCCTCTATATTCTGCCATGTAACAAAATTATAACTTAATTTCTGTAATACACAATTTTTAAGGATTTTCTATGTAAAGAATATCTAGTCCTGCTGAAATTGCAATATTAGCATTTGAAGAACTACCTATAGCTCTTACTTCAATATCTGTTTTTTCTTCAAACTTTAAAGGGAAATTATATTTTTGAGTTACTGTATCTAAGACGGTTGTAAATTTATCTTTTATATTAAAGACACCGCCATCAGGTCTGGCTACAACCGATATTATTCCGTATTTATTATTAGCTTCTGTTGCTACGGTTATATGAGTTTCGTATAGATACGCTGTATACCCTGCTGGCACTGTCCAAAGTGCCATAAGCGTTTGATTGTCTCCTATAGCCACAGTTGCGTATTTATTGGTAGGTACTCCACTTGAAGGGGTAGCCTCAGTTCCTACATATAAAACACCAGCATTAGCACCGCCACTACCTGCTGATAAAACTTCTATTCTGTTTACTCTTATCCAATTACTAGCGTCACCTAATTGAACACCAGCTTGTCCGTTTAAGTCAACGGTAACTGATACTTCATTATAGTTAGCGTCAAGACCTGAAACTTTTGCACTTGTAGCACCTGTGCTCCCCACGTCATCAAATCCTGATGAGCTTGATATATAAAGAGTAGATGCAGATGATAGATAGGTATATAAACCGCCCTGCGCCCAAAACAGTTTCAAGTGAGTTAACTATTAAAGGATTAAACCCAAATTTAAAGTTAGTTTTGTGA